TGTAGCACCTAACAAACCTGCTGATAGAAGAGAACGAATGGAAGCTCTTAAAGAAAATAAGCAAGAGAAGTTTATCGGAGCTTATGTAAAAGCACCAATCGTTGGAAAGTATGATTGGATATATGATTTGGATTTAACTTCACTATATCCATCAATTATTATGACAATTAATATTTCACCTGAAACAAAGATGGGTAAGATTGCTGATTGGAGTGCTGAGGATTTCGTAAAAGATAAGAGAGATAGTTGGGAAATTAATGGTGATAAAATCACACAAGAAAATCTAAAGAAGTTTTTTGAAAGAAGTAAATTTTCAGTTGCATCAAATGGTGTTTTATATAGAACTGATAAAGTAGGTTGTATTCCTGATATTTTGGATTTATGGTTCTCTCAGAGAGTTGAGTTCAAAAACAAAATGAAAGAATATGGAAAAAGTGGAGAAAAAGAAAAATACGAATGGTATAAAAAACGTCAGTTGGTTCAGAAAATTTTACTTAACTCTTTATATGGTGTGCTTGGCCTTCCTGCCTTTAGGTTCTATGATGTTGATAATGCTACCGCTGTTACCACAACGGGACAGACAGTTAATAAATCAACTGCGGATATGGCTAACATCAAATATAATAAGGAGCTTAATACTCCTGATGCTGACTCTAATATATACATTGATACTGATTCAGTATTTTTCTCAGCAGCACCTCTTTTAGACCATAGGATTCCTAATTGGAAAGATAATGACCAACAAACAATAGCTGGGTTTGTAAATGATATTGCTGGTGAGATGCAAGATTATCTCAATGATTTTTATGATATTCTTGCTGAAAAGGTATTCAACGTAGATAAGGATAAACACCGATTTGAGATTAAGAAAGAATATGTTTCAAAAGCCGGTATTTGGATTGCTAAGAAACGATATGCACAATGGATTATATCAGATAATGGTGTACCTGTTGATAAGTTAGATGTAAAGGGATTGGATGTTGTACGTTCTTCATATCCAGCAGCATTTAGAAAGTTTATGAGTGAGGTTCTTATTGAAATTCTTAGAGGTGATACTGAAGAACAACTTACAAATAGAGTTTACGATTTCAAAAATGATTTGGTAAATATGGATGTTGTTAAGATTGCTAAAGCAGGGGCTGTAAAAAACTTAAATAAATACATGCCTAAAAAGAAAGACCAAACGGCAATGTTCCAATTCATTAGTGGAACACCAGCACACGTAAAAGCATCAATTGCATACAATCAATTGTTAAAACACTTCAAAGTGGAAAATCAATACGAACCTTTGAAGGGTGGTGATAAAATTAAATGGGTATATTTGAAACAAAATCAATATGGGTTAGATGCAGTAGCTATGAATGGTTACAATGACCCACCTCAGATTATGGAGTTAATAAAAACTCATATCAACCACGATAAAATCTTCGAAAGAGAACTTCTAAAGAAATTAGAAGATTTCTACGGAGCATTAGGGTGGGGAGAAGTTCTCTCTTCCAAAAAGACAGCTGAAAAGTTTTTCTCTTTTTAGTTGGATAATTAAAAATAAATTCGTATATTAGTAAACATTAAAATAAATCTTAAAAGTAAATTATGGAAAAAGCAAAATTTGATGGTTTCATCAATCGATACAATCTCGGTGGAGAGGTTGAATCAGTAATGGTAAAATCTGAAGGTTCTAACCTTTCAGTTAGAATGATTTCAGATGATAAAACTCTTTTAGGGGATGTAACAGTAACAGGCGCAGATTTTCCTGATGGTGAATTTGGTATCTATACTACATCTCAATTAAAGGGGTTATTAAGTGTATTAGATAATACAATCGATGTAGAAGAAGTAACAGGTGCACTAAAGTTCTCAGATAAAGGAACTAAGATGCAATATATGTTAGCAGCACCTTCAGTTATCCCAGCGGTACCTGATTTAAAAGCACTTCCTCCATTTAATGTAGATATTACATTAGATAATGAGTTTGTAAACAAATTCATCAAATCTAAGGGAGCATTAGCAGATGCTGATACATTCACATTCACTTGTAAAAACAACAAAGGAGAAATCATCTTAGGATATTCTTCTATTAACTCAAATAGAATCTCTATTTCAGTTGATTGTAAGTGTGATGGTGATGTAGAACCAATCGCATTCTCAGCAAAATATCTAAAAGCTATCTTATTAGCAAACAAAGGTTCATCAACTTCATCTCTACAAATTTCTTCGCAGGGATTATCTAAAGTTGCATTTACCGAAGGAGAGTATGTATCAAATTACTATTTGGTAGAGATTAAGTAATAACCATTAAAAAAGTAACTATGAGTTTTTGGGATACCGAACCAGCAAAACCTGAATTTATATTCGAAGATGAGAAAAGAAAACTCATTGAGAATATGGACTACCTTATGACAATGAGTGTAGAAGAACAAACACTTTATAAAAAGTGGGTTGAGTTGCAAGAGGATTCTATGATTAGAGATAAATCCCAAATCGCTACTCTTTATGATGCACAATGGAAACCAACTGATATCAACAATAAGGAACTAACAATCAAAGAAATTGAAGAGTTAGAACCTTATGTTGAAATCGTAGAGGATTCAACTGAAGCTACAAAGTGGACTTATCTTAGAAAGATGATTCACACTATGAGTTGGACAGCTAATCCTGGTAGAAATGTGAAATTGTTTATCAAAGATAAAAAGAGTGGTAAACTTTTAGGTTTAGTATCTTTAGCATCAGATGTAACATCTATGAAAGTAAGAGATGATTATATCGGATGGAATAAAGAGAACAAATTCAAAGAGGGTAAGTTGAACTACACAACTATCGCATCCACCATTGTTTGTACCCAACCTTTAGGTTACAACTTTTTAGGTGGTAAACTCACCGCAATGATGACTACTGTTCCAGAAGTTAGAGAGTATTGGAAAAAGAAGTATGGGCAAACATTGATAGGTGTAGGAACAACTTCCCTTTATGGAATTCATTCACAATATAATGGTATTCCACATTTTAAAACGTTAGGAGAATCAGCTGGTAAGATTGCATTGAAACCTGATGATGAGTTCTATGACCCTTGGCATCAATGGATTAAGGAAAATAGAGCTGATTGGTATGAAAATGCTATTACTAATGAAAGAATCCGAAATGGTAAATCTATGGGAACTGGTAAAGGAGCTAGTGGACCTGTGAGTGGTATCAAACAAAAGATACTTTCTCAGATTTTCAAAGAATGTGGTATTAGAGCATCCGATTATCATCACGGATTCAAAAGAGGAGTATATCTTGCTATGATGTATGAAAATGGACCTGAGTTCCTTCGTTCAGAAATTGAGGAATCAGAACTTAAAATGAAAAAGAAGTTTGTTGAGGGTGTTGATTACATTAATAATTGGTGGAAAAGACAAGCAATTAAAAGATACTCAAAGTTACATGATTCTGGTAGATTGAAACCTGAAGATTTATTCTATATCGATGGTATAGGTAAAGATTGGGAAACTTTCAAATCAGATAGATTAAACGAAGTAGGTAGATAAAATATAAAATATGGGATTTTTCGAAGAAACAAATAATGAACAAGTTGATAATAGTTTATGGGTAGAATCATATAGACCTGTAACATTAGAAAACTATGTAGGTAATGAACACCTAAAAGAAAAAGTAAGTGGTTATTTAGAAACTGGTGATGTACCACACCTTCTACTTTATGGTAGAGCTGGTACTGGTAAGACAACTCTTGCTAAACTAATTGTAAAATCAATGGATTGTGATTATATGGTAATCAATGCATCTGATGAAAACAATGTAGAAACTGTAAGAAATAAAGTAAAAGGATTCGCATCATCAATGGGATTCAAAAAATATAAGATTGTTATTTTAGATGAGTTTGATTATATGTCTCAAAACGCACAAGCTATTTTGAGAAACTTAATGGAAACATTTTCACAACATTGTAGATTTATATTAACTTGTAACTATGTTGAGAAAGTTATTGACCCTATCCAAAGTAGATGTCAAACTTTTCAAATCATACCTCCAACTAAAAAGGATGTAGCAGTTCAAATATCAAAGATTTTGACTAGTGAAGAAGTAAAGTTTGAACCAAAAGATTTAGTTCCAATTATTGATGCTGGATATCCTGATATTAGAAAGATTATCAATACTTGTCAATTAAACTCAATCAAAGGTGAGTTAAAAGTAGATACTCAAAACCTTTTAGAGAATGATTATAAAATGAAGGTATTAGATATCCTAAAATCTTCAGATGATAAAAGAAATAAATATGTGAAAATGAGACAAGCTATTATTGATAGTAGAGTAACTGATTTCTCAGAATTATTCACATTATTGTATGAAAAAGTTGATGAGTACGCTCCACAAAATACAGCGAATGTAGTTATTGCTCTTTCCGAAGGACAGAACAAACACTTTAACGCTATTGATAAAGAGATTCCAACTGCAGCAACTTTGATTGAAATTTTAAATTTAATATAATGGCAAATATAATTGGTAAAGGTGGTAGTAAACCACAAAAAGCATCAGAGCAAAGTACACAACAACCAAAGTTAGATTTAGGTAAATCAACTCCTATTGTATGTGCTCATTGTGGGTATGATGTATTCATCGATGGTTCTAAGTTTAGAAAAATTTCAAAACTAATTACTGGTACTCCGCAAGATGTGATTGTACCAATCGAAGTAATGATGTGTGGTAATTGTGGTGAGATTTGTGAAGAGTTACTACCAGAACAAATGAAAGTATTAGCAGAGATTGATAGAAAAAACGCTGAAGAAACAAATGGCTAAATCACTATTCGACCATATTAAACAAATTACTAACGTTCAAAATCCAAAGTATTGGGATACGTTAGAAGAAGCAGATAAAAAGACTTGGAGTAACTATATGGTACTTCGTTTTTTATCTATGAAATATGAGTGGGTAGAAACTATTGCTGCTGTACAACCTTATCTACAAGAAGTTCCTCCTAAAGCAATGTATTTAGCTATGATTGATTTACTTCCAAAAGGTAGACACTTTATGAAGTATATGAAAGCTAAGGGAGCTGATAAATA